TACTACTGCTACTACTGCTACTACTGCAAACAGTCTTGCAGCAAATACATCTCCAACAATACAAGTGCTTAATTTTACAGGTGTCGGTTCAAATTCCGGTAATACTAATCAAGGTTATGCAATATATCAAGAAGGTGGAGCGTGGACACCACCATATCCTGATTTATGTATTGGTTATCATACAGGTATTAAAATAGGTGCATATTTTGGTTATGGAGGAACTAGATTTTACAATGATTCTAGTATGGTTACTGAACTATTTTCAGTAGGTAATGGCGATCAGAATGTAAGGGTAACAAATTCTCTAATTGTTGGCGGTACAGTTACTGCTGCTACTTTTATTGGAGCAGTAACCGGTGTAGCATCAGGAAACGTAGTTGCAAGAGGGCCTGTTAATTGGAATGATTCAACAGTTATTGGTAATGTTGTTGGAATGTTAGCGTGGAAAAACTATGGAAATGGTCACGTAATATTTGATGCTTCAAATGGAACATCTCCAAGCGGAACAGGGGTTTCGCAAACAAATCCATCAGAAAGTTGGACAGCATCATATCCAACATTAATGGGTTGGAATGGCAGTACAACATTTGGAGTTCGTGTTGATAGTGCAAGGGTTGCAGATAGTGCAGCATCTGTTTCTTGGAATAATATATCTAGTAAACCATCTGATATATTTTTTTATGAAGGATTTACATTGGACGCAAATACAATGTCCACAAACGCATCGGGATTTACGTATGCGGTTAATGCGCCACATTCAGGGCCAATTATGAGGGTTGGAAATGGAAATTATTCATTGCAATTTAATGCTGCATATAATAATGGCGGAACAGGAATTGCATTTAGAACAAGAAATGGAGATTTGGGAACATTTAATGAATGGAAAACCTTATTAAATGATTCTAATTTTACATCTTATGCGTTGCCTTTGAATGCTAATTGGGGCGGAAGTACAGGAATGAATGATTATAAATTATATTTAAGGACAAACGGTGACAATAATCATTATTTATGGAATGCGGCAGATGATTGGGAGGAATTAAACGCATATGAAGGAACGGGTTTTAGAATAACAAGTGTTGGAGGAACTGTTGGTGTGTTATATGTTTATGGTTCTTCAAATGGTGGGTACACATATTCACCGTATTCGTTTAGATCGCCAATTTTTTATGATTCAAATAATACACAATATTTTGGTGATTTTGCAAGCACGAGCAGTATGTATGGCATTTCAATAAGGACAGATATTGCAGGAAGCGGTGACACAGGTAGTCAGCTTTTTTTATATGGTTCGGGAAATACAACAACAAGCAGCATTGGATTTAAAAATGGAGGTGTATTTGCAAGCCCAACAGGATATGGTGATGGATGGAATACATATTTGACAATGGATACACCGGGCAGAGCGTGGGTATTTAGACAAGCGGTAGGTGGAAATGATTTTAATGCTGCATATACATCGGGATTTATTACAAATCAAGGAGTTTGGCAAGCTAATGCATCAATGCGTGCGCCAATTTTTTATGATTCGAATGACACAAATTATTATTTAGATCCAAACGGAACAAGTCGATTATACAGATTGCAAATTATTGGAGATTGGGCAGGGGCTGCACCAAATCAAGGTGCAATAAATATTAGGGGCAATTATCCTTCAATGACATTTAGGAACACAATTTCAAATAATATGTGGTTAAGGCATATGGATGGAAACGGTGATATTCAGCATTATTTTGCTCCTAATGGTGTTGATGGAGATGCTTGGACTATAAAACATTCAATGTTTACTAACGGCAATTTTTATTCATCAGGCACACATTCGGCATCACAATTTAATGGATCAGGAGCAGGATTGACAGGATATTCAGCAAGTTTTACGGCAGGAAATACAACGAGCATTTCTAGTGCAGTTAATAGCCCTTACACGTGGTATGGAATCCAATATTTTTTGACAAATAATGGAACATCCGCAGTAAATAATTCAAATACAGCCGCATTGCAGGCATATTCAACAGATAATAATTCAGCATTTATGTCTTTTCATAGGGCCGGATATTATGCTGTAAATATGGGATTAGATTCTGATAATGTTTTTAGAATTGGTGGTTGGAGTGCAGGTGCAAATCGTTTGCAATTAAATCTAGATACAGGAGCAATGAGTATTGTAGGAACAATGACAGCAACATCATTTTTTGAATCATCAGATTTTCGCCTAAAAACTTTAATTGAAAACAATCCAATTGTTGATGGAATTGAAAATTTACAGGCTAAATTGTACGAAAAGGATGGTAAAATTGAATTGGGATATTTTGCGCAGGATGCTGAATTAATTATGCCGTATGCGGTGACAAAAAATACCGATGGATTTTTAAATTTATCATATAGAGAAATACACACGGCAAAAATTGCAAGATTGGAAAAAAGGGTTGCAGAATTAGAAAAACAATTAAATTTAAATTGATATGCAATGGACATCAGTTGCGGCCAATCAAACGGTTTCGTGGGATAGTTTAATAAGTGCGGTAAATAATGGGTATTTTTTGCAATTATTAGCAATGCCACCATCAGGTGAATCAGCATTGCGTTGCGTGCGTAGGGAATTAATACAATCGTACATTGAAATTGAATCAGCACCATTGTCAGGTGTGCCAAACAATGAATTGGTGGTGAAAAGCCAATTGGTAGCAATTCAATACACGTATTATCAATTAACAGCGTGTGATGGTGGTGCAGGAGCGTGGACACGTATTTTTCCGTCATTAGGAGTTGGCCAACGGTATATTTTACCCGGATTTACTAATCGGTTTTTTTATTACAACGGCACATCACAAGGGCCACAAACAAATATTCCATCGGGATACAACGGATCAATTCAAATTGTTAATGGTTCAACGTATTGTCCATAATGACTATATTTGCATATTATTAATCTAATCAACACATAAAATGGCAAAAAGCATCAAAAAGAATTACGCAGAAATCATTGTATTGGCGCAGGTTTTAAAACATTTCGTTGGAGATGGAAAAACAAAGGCACAAAAGAAATTGGCTAAAATCAGTGAAAAATTAAAGCCATATTTGGAAAAATATGATGAATTAGCGGATGATTTGCGTTTGGAAAATGCATCAGTTGATAAGGATGGCAATCTGTTATTGAAAGAAAATGGAGGCTATTTTTACACAAAAGAGAATTTAAAAAAATTGACATCGGAATCAAAGAAATTAAATTTGACTGAGGTTGAATTTGAGGTGATTGAAATCATCAATCCGGATGGATTAGAAGAATTTGTTTGGTTGAAAGATTGGACAAATGGTGTTGATTTTAAAGAAATTGAAGTAGAAACAGTAGAAATTTAAGATAATGAAAACAATCGAACCGGTTTCAATTTGGGACAATGGAGTAGTTCAGGAAGCAACAATTTTGGATGCATATGCAACAAATGTTTCTTTGGGTAATTCGGCAACGTTTACATATTGCCTATATAAACCCAATACCGATCCATTAATGAATAAACAATTAGTATTTGGAATTTTATTGATGACAGGCGATACATATGCACAATGGACTGTTGATTCATATGCTTGGGATTGGGTTGCACAGCAATTGAATTTGACCATCACAGGCGATTACATTCCACCTGTGCCACCACAGCCTGAACCACAACCGGAAACACCAATTGATCCGGCAGTCGAATCACCGGCAGTTTAAATGGCATTAGTAAACGGCACAAATGTTGTTTTGTATGAAGGCGATGTGGCATTAGGACATTCCAAGTCAGCCACAATGTCTTTACAAATGGATATGGCCGAATTTACGAACAAAGATTCACAAGGTTGGAAAGAGGTTTTGGCCGGTAAACGGTCGGCATCCTTTACAGCGGAAGGGTTGGTGGATTATTCCGATCAGGTCAATTTCAATGATTTTGCAGAACGGATTATCACACGAAAAGAGGTGCAATGGGTATTCCAAACGGCCGGGATGTTTTACTATGGTTTAGGATACATCAACAATGTGGAGCAGGTC